AAAGTAAAACAACATCATCCGCGAAACAGTATGAAGCAAAGTAGCCGTCACGATTGGATGCACTAAATGATTTTTTCAAGACTACGATCAATTGAAATCCCTGAACTTGGAAGATTCTATCAGTCTCCCACATCGGGTGAATGGTATCCCTCGGTGACTACGGTCACAGGATTTGAGAAGAAGGAATTTTGGGCAAAGTGGCGAAGCGATCCAAAGAACTTGGAGATCTCGCAGCAAGCCATTTCCCGTGGAAACAAACTCCACGAAATCACGGAAGCCTACCTCAAGGGTGAACATGAAGCCGTCAAGTCTGCACCGCTTGGCGACAAGACTCTCTTCATGCTTATTAAGAAGCATCTTGACAAGATTACCAATATCCACGGTCAAGAGGAATCGCTGTGGTCGGATACCCTGCGCCTAGCGGGACGGTTTGACTGTATCGCAGACTACGATGGCGAGATTTCGATCATTGACTTCAAGTCATCTCGCAAGGAGAAGCGCAAGTCTGATATTCAAAACTACTTCCAACAGGCGTGTGCGTATGCCCATATGTGGCTTGAGCGCACAGGTCAGAAGAAGTTGCCACAAACAGTCATCCTTGTTGCTTGTGATAGTGGCGTAGATCAGGAGTTTATTGAGGACTCAAAGAATGCCCGTGAGGGGCTGAAGAAGTCTATTGAACTCTATTGGTCAAAGAACAACTTTGAAGAACTACAGGAGCAAATTAAGAATGAACTGGCTAAAGAAACTAGTATTGTGGGTTAAGGGACTTTTTACCAAGAAGGACGAGAATGTCGTTGACATGGACAAGGACACTCGTTATCATTGCGTCCGCATCTTCCGCAAGGAGGGGGACGAGATTGTCATGCTCCTATCCGAAGAAGAGATTGAACGGGGCATTAGCCGTGCTGTTCAAGAAATTGGTGTAATCCCCTATACGGAGTAAGCATGGGTTCAATTGTAAATCTCACTCAAGACTTCTCAAAAGAAGTTGAGGATTTCGTCAAGATTCAGAAGGAGCCATCCTATCTTGATGCTGTTATTCACATCTGCGAAAAGCACGGAGTGGAACCTGATACGGTTTCAAAACTCCTAAGTAAACCAATCAAGGAACGCCTGAAGATTGAAGGTCAACGACTCAATCTTCTAAAGAAGGATTCCAAACTGCCCCTATGAACGGCTATGAAGCCTACAAGATCTATGTCTCCATGAAGGCTCACTTCAGAGGAGATAAGTATGATTTCTTTCGTTATGGCAGAATCTCTCCGAAGCCACAGACTTTTGAGAACCGAAAGGATCGCCACTTCTTTGATAAGTTGGCGAAGCGATACACAAGCGAAGAGAACATGGTTCACTTCCTGCTTTCACAAATGCAGGATAATCCCAATATGTGGATCGGTTCCATGCTTGGCGAAGAAGCAAATCAGCGTTTCTTGGAATGGCGTAAGCGAAACGAACGCCTGACTTATCTGTTTGGTGAGGATATCAAGACACTCATCAAGTACGCTTCCATTCACGATAACTTCACTCCTGATGCGTGGAGCAAGTTGTTCATCTGTGAGAACAAGAACCATCCCAAGATCCTGCGCCTGTTGATGCAGAAGAAGATCTCGCCCGAGACTTTCTGTATCCTTGATCAGATGCTTGAATTTACAAATAGTTGGCAGTCATCCCTATCGGGCGATCCCGTTTGGGACGAGATGCGAGGGCGTATGATTGGCTACGGTGGGTTTCTAAAACACACAGCCAATCTTCAAACTCTCAAAGAATCTGTCCGCAAAATCTTGTGCGAAAGCACTTGACCACAGGCTAGATACCTGTATACTACCCATACTTCATACACACCAATACACGAAAGGATACGACACATATGGGATTTTCAGACCTAAAGAAGAAGTCACAGACAATGACGCAGCAACTCTCCAAGGAGATGGAGAAGTTGAACAGCAAGGGGGGATACGAGAAGGATGATCGTTTCTGGTCGCTTGAGCGCGACAAGGCAGGTAACGGTTATGCCGTGATTCGCTTCCTTCCCGCAATTGAAGGCGAAGAGATTCCTTGGGTGCGCGTGTTCTCGCACGGCTTCAAGGGCAAGGGCGGTTGGATGATTGAGAACTGCCCCACTACCATCGGCAAGAAGTGTCCGATCTGCGAAGGCAATAATGAACTGTGGAATAGCGGACTTGAGTCTGACAAGACTGTCGCCCGTGACCGCAAGCGCAAGTTGACCTATATCAGCAATATCCTGATCGTCAAGGATGCTGCTCATCCCGAGAACGAGGGCAAGGTATTCCTCTTCAAGTACGGTGCGAAGATCTTTGAGAAGATCAACGACAAGATGAACCCCAAGTTTGATGACGAGAAGTCAATCAATCCGTTTGACTTCTGGCAGGGTTGCAACTTCAAGTTGAAGGCTACTATCGGTGACGGTGGCTATGTCAACTATGAGAAGAGTTCGTTTGATTCTCCCTCTGCTCTTCTTGATGGAGAGGATTCGGAACTTGAGGTTCTGTGGAAGAAGGAGCATTCGCTTGTTGCGTTTACTGCTCCCGATCAGTTCAAGTCTTATGACGAACTGAAGGATCGTATGCACACGGTTCTTTTCACCGAGGCTCCCGAGAAGAAGGCTGACGAAGAGCCTGTGCGCGAGTCTCTGTCGCAGAAGTTTGCCAAGAGCAACAAGGCTACCGAGGAGGCAGTTAAGCCTGCTTCCAAGAAGCCCACTCCAAAGGCAGCAGCGGCAGATGAAGGAGAGGACGATGCTCTTGCCTACTTCCGCAAGTTGGCAGAAGAGGACTGAACAAACCCCAGTCAATCGCAACGACCGCCATCCGAAAGGGTGGCGGTTGTGTTTTAGGTATTGATGAGACCGCGAGTTGGATCCATGTTTCTAACAGGAGTCGGAGAGATTACAACAGGCATCGCGCTGCCACCACCTCCTCCAACATTGGTAGTTGGAGAATTGTTGATGATGATGGATGCTGGAGTAACAGTACTGGTCATCTTGCTTGCTTCAGCACCACCCGCAAAACCATTTATCGACTTCATTTGCTCATACGCACGCGCATATTTTCCAGTAGGATCGGATTCTATCATGCGCTGCATGGCTTTGTCTTGTCGCTCCATCATCTCGCGGCGATCCATCATATAAGCACTTTCATATTTTGGTTTCTGCGGTGCCGCTTCCGCTTCGGAAGCCTTGGATAGTTTAGAAGAAACCTCTGCTTTCATTTCGGGCTTCTTGCTTACAAGTCCAAACCAACCAAGAACAGCATCAACTTTACCCATCAAATAATCCCAAACTTGCTTTAATTTATCAAAGAATGCGTTTATAGGTTCTGCTACTGGTGCCAATGCCTCTGCAAGAGCATCTATAACAAAGTTCCAAGTATCGGTAACTTTTTGCCATCCTTGATCTATAAGATCTTTCCACCAAAGTATTCCGTATGCTAGGGCATCAACAAGATCATTGTACATCCCAACAACATAGTCCCATGCTCCTAAGATTTTATCTTTCCACCAAAGTATTCCGTATGCTAGGGCATCAACAAGATCATTGTACATCCCAACAACATAGTCCCATGCCGCAAAGATTTTATCTTTCCACCAAAGTATTCCATACGCAAAAGCATCAACAACATCATTGTACATTCCAACAACATAGTCCCATGCCGCAAAGATTTTATCTTTCCACCAAAGTATTCCGTATGCTAGGGCATCAATGAGGTTGTTATATAACCCAACAACATAGTCCCATGCTCCTAAGATTTTACCTTTCCACCAAAGTATTCCGTATGCAAAAGCATCAACAACATCATTGTACATCCCAACAACATAATCCCATGCTGCGACTATGGCATCCTTCCACCAAAGTATTCCATATGCTAGGGCATCAACAACATCATTGTACATCCCAACAACATAATTCCACGAATCTCGGATAATGTTGATTATCATTTCAAATACCTCTGCCATAGCATCAAACATATCCGTCATTCCTCCAACAGTATCCTCGCCAAAGAAATCTAATACTTTGGTGAGTTCCTGCAAGTAAGAAGATACATCCTCAAAGAATGCAGATATTCCATCAAAAAATTCACCAATTACGGTAAAAATCTGTCCAACTACAACTGAGATTGCCAATATGTAAGGTTGTAGTTTTTTGTAAAGAGGTCCAAGAAACTTGTCATAAACGATATCAAGAATCACGCAAGTTACTTCTATTGGCAAACGAGGGAGATTTAGCCTAGAGCCGCCACCCAAATTCTTTAGTAAAATAGCAAATTTCTTCAATGAAACTGGTCCGTTTATAAACAAAACATTAGGATTCATTGAAAACACATTTGGCAGTAAAGCAGGAACCATTTTCCTAGAAGCCTTTGAAATCGGAGCGAAGATTGGAAAGATACTTCCTTTCCTTGCCATCATACCCACAGCAATAGAAACCGTGGTCGCTGCATTTGAAATGATTACAAAAGGTGATTTCAAAGGAGCATTCAAGACAATAATTGTTGGATTCATTAAAGGATTTGCTGCCTTT